GTCCAGATGGCATCTAAAGTCATCGAATGCATCAATGAGTTTAGGGCCATGGGGGTTCCAATTGGCGGGGTATTCGTTGACGGCGGCGGTATTGGTGCTGGTGTCGTCGATCAGTTGAGGCACACAGGGTATAACCCCATTGAAATCCAGTTTGGTAGCCGACCGGGCGACCCTCGCAAGTACAGGTTCAAGGTCGATGAGATGTGGGGGCGCATGAAGGAAGCCCTTAGACTTGGCCTAGCCCTGCCCAGCGAGGGACGTATATCCGAAGAGATTAAGACCCAATTGACCCAGAGGGAGTTTGGCTTTACTCTAAAGGATCAGATAAATCTGGAGACGAAGAAGGATATGAAGGCCCGTGGGATCTCATCCCCAGACATCATCGATGCTCTGGCCCTTACATATGCTCAGGAGCTTGCTCCTCTGGAAGTACCATTCGGTGTTACGTCACACCGTTTTGTAAAATCTGAATACGATCCTCTTGAAGCTGCGTAATCCCTTGGAGTAGGAAATAATGTGCATGTTCAGTAAACCTAGTCCTCCACCTCCTGTGAAGCCTGTGGAACTACCGCCTTCCGCCCCCACGCAGGCGGATCCAGAAGTGACGTATGCTGGCACCAAGAACAGGAAGAAGGCAGCGCTCGCCGCTGGCAACAACAGCACGGTACTGACGAGTGGATTCGGTTTGACGAGCACTGGTAACACGGCGACTAAAACCGCTCTTGGATCCTGAGCGGTGTGACGTCACACCGGAGAGACACAGATGGTTGAAGATTTCTATAAGGGTGAGACGACCCGTCAGAAACTGACAAAACGCTTCGGTGCCCTTCGCACCGAGCGTGAGTCGTTTATCACGCATTGGAAAGAGCTATCGCAGTTCATCCAGCCTAGACGTGGTCGGTTTCTGGTAACTGATCGCAACAAGGGTGACAAACGATGGCAGGAGATCATCAATAGCAGGGCCACGCTGGCTCATCGTATCGCCCGCGCTGGTATCTTCGCGGGTATCATGTCTCCGACCCGACCATGGCATACACTGGAGACATCGAACCCCGATCTCATGGAGTCCGCTGCCGTGAGAACGTGGCTAAACGATGTCGTGCTTGTACAGCGAGAGATATTCAGCCAGAGCAACCTGTATCGAATGGCACCCCGTATGATCGGAGAGATGCTTACATTTGGTACGGGAGCCATGTTGCATGTAGACAATTTCAAAGATGTTTCGAGGTTCTACACACAGACGGTGGGATCCTACGTCATCTCGCAGAATGACGAGTACGAGGTAGACACCTTTGCTCGCGAGTTTCAGATGACGACATCGCAGATGGTCGAGCGGTTTGGGTATGACAAGTGCAGCTACCAAGTGCGATGTGCGTATGACAAGTCGAACTACGATGCATGGTTCGACGTACACCACTTCCTGCTGCCTAATGAGATGATGAAGCCCTCCAGTCCATTTGCTGATGGGAAGCCGTTCGCGTCCATCTATTATGAGCCGGGGGATGACACACTCGATGGCACCTTGAAGGTCGAGGGGTTCAACGAATTTCCGGGGTATTTCCCTCGTTGGGATGTAACGGGGGAGGATGTGTACGCTACAGACTGCCCCGGCATGACATCTCTGGGTGATATCAAGGGTCTTCAGGTCGAGGAAAAGCGAAAGGCTCAGGGTCTTGATCTTCAGGTCAACCCTCCGCTCAAAGGGCCTCCGTCCCTGCGCAATTCGTCAGAGGTTACATCCCTGCCCGGTGGCCTCAACATCTATGAGCCGGGTCAGAGTTCAGAAGGACTCACCCCCGTCTACAACGTGAACCTGCCATTCAACGAACTACGTCTCGACATCGATGCGGTGGAGCGCAGGATCAACGAAGTATTCTTCGTGGACCTGTTTCTTGCGATCTCCAACATGAAGGGCATCCAGCCACGCAACCAGCTTGACATCATGCAGCGCCACGAAGAGAGGCTGCTGCAGATCGGCCCTGTGCTGGAGTCCATGCACAACGAGTTCCTGTCCAAGCTGATTGATCGCACGTTCAATCAGATGGCGCGAGCGGGCATCCTGCCGCCCCCGCCGCCAGAACTGGAGGGAGTCGAACTCAACATCAAGTTCATCTCGTCTCTGGCCATGGCTCAAAGGGCTGTAGCGACTGAGTCTATCGACAAGACGGTGGCTTTCGCTGGCGCTCTCGCTGGCGCTGGATGGACAGGAGCGCTCGACAAGATCGATCCTGATCAGAGTGTCGATGAATACGCCAAAGCCATTGGCACCCCTCCTAGGATCATCGTGCCTGATGACATCGTGGCTGCACGACGTGAAGAGCGTCAGAAGCAGCAGCAGATGCAGCAGGCGATGGAGATGGCCCAGAGTGGAGCCAACACGGCCAAGATGGCTTCGGACGCCAAGACAGGCGACAAGAACCTCCTGACTGATATGGCTGCAGCAAGCAATGGCTGAGGTTTTCGACCACGGTAATCCTGAAGATGTTAAGCGCTTCAGGGAAGAACAGAACAAGCTGGCTCTACAGGCCGGTGAGGACTTACGGAAGATACTTACCGCCTACGGAGGGCGCAGCTTCTTCTGGGATCTGCTTTCGGAGTGCGGGGTGTATGGCTCAACGCACCGTGGGGAGCTAACGCATGAAACCTCGTTTCTTGAAGGAAAACGAAAAATGGGTTTGTGGACAATGGAGCGCATGTTTACAGTAGACCCTAATGCCTATACATTGATGCGCTCAGAAGCCGAGGCTCGCACCAGAGCCAGAGCACTGGAAAAAGGAATGAATCAAGATGGTTGAAAATACGGGTGACCAGACTGCTCTCTCAGAGGGCGTTGAAGACCCTAAAGGGACTGCCCTCGGCACCGCCGAAGAGGGCGTCACTACCCCTGAGAAAGAGGGCGAAGATGCTGCTCCCCAAGGAGCACCGGAGGCCTACGAGGATTTCACCTTCCCCGAAGGCTATGAAGCAGACTCCGAAGAAATGACACAGTTTGGTGAGATTGCTCGTGAACTCAATCTCACTCAAGAACATGCGCAACGTCTCATCAATTTTGAGTCCGAGCGTATGGCGAAACTTCAGGAAGGCAAAGGCGATTCTATCGTCGAAATGCGCGCCCAGTGGAGTGAGCAGGCTCATACTGACCGGGAAATCGGTGGGGCCAAATACGATGAGAGCTTGGCGTTCGCCCGCCAAGCTCTTAAAGCTGTTGGGACTCCAGAGTTGTACAACGCTCTGGAACTCACCGGCACCGGGGACCACCCGGAGTTCATCCGTGTCTTCTCTAAGATTGGGAGAGAAGTTGCGGAAGGTCGGCTTGATTTCGGCAAGGGCAACCCCACGCCCGAGACGTCGAGGGATCCGGCGAAAACTCTGTATCCCAACATGAACTGACAAGGAGTCTGACTCATGGCTGTACTTTCGGTTCGTAATCCGACCCTTCTTGATCTGGCGAAAGCTACTGATCCTGATGGCCGTATTGCGACAATTGTCGAGATCCTCAACGAAACTAACGAGGTACTCGAAGATATGGTCTGGATGGAGGGAAACCTTCCTACCGGCCACCGTACTACGATTCGCTCTGGTATCCCTACACCTACGTGGCGCAAGCTTTACGGTGGTGTTCAACCAACCAAGTCGACTAACGTGCAGGTCACAGACAACTGTGGCATGCTCGAAGCCTATGCCGAGATTGACAAGGCTTTGGCTGACTTGAACAACAATACGGCTTCGTTCCGTCTTTCCGAAGACCGTCCCCACATTGAGGGTATCGCGCAGGAAATTGCCGACACCCTGTTCTATGGTAACGAAGGCACGGAGCCTGAAGCCTTTACCGGTTTCAGTCCCCGATACAATAGCCTTAGTGCCGAGAACGCCGACAATATTGTTGTCGGAGGTGGTTCAGGAACAGATAATGGTTCTATCTGGCTCATCGTCTGGGGCGAGTCCACTTGCCACGGCGTAATCCCCAAAGGATCTTCTGCTGGTCTCCAGCATCGTGACATGGGGGAAGTTACTATCGAAGACGCCAGTGATGGGACCAACTCGGGACGCATGCAGGCGTATCGTACTCACTATCGCTTCGACGCGGGTCTGACAGTACGTGACTGGCGTTACATCGTTCGTGTCCCGAATATCGATAAGTCGGCCCTTGTTAAGGACGCGGCAACGGGTGCGGATCTGAACGATCTTATGTTTCAGGCTTCCGAGCGTGTACCGAACCTGAATGCGGGCAAGGCCTGCTTCTATATGGCTCGTGACATGCGTACGTTCCTGAGACGTCAGAACGCCAACCTGCGATCCGGTTCGACACTGTCCTATGATGAGGTCGGTGGACGTAAGGTCATGAACTTCCACGGTATCCCGATCAAGCGTTGCGACGCTCTGGCTGCCGACGAAGCTCTTGTGTCCTGATCGACTCTTTGAAACTTTGAGCTCGAAAAAGGAGACAAGCTCATGATTATCGACGAACGGTTGGAGTTCGCTGACGCAGTATCAGTAGCAGCCGCTGCTGGGACTGCCAATATCGGTGACATTATCGACATGTCTGTCGCTCGTGACATTGGTATGGGTGAACCCGTTTATCTCGTTATCGGTGTTGATACTGAGATCATCACAGGAGGTTCTGCAGGTACTCTGAAGTTCCTTCTAGTATCTGACGCGACAAGCACGATTGCCACTGACGGCTCGGCCACGCAGCATTTTGACTCCGGTACTTTTGTTACCGACGGTACGGATGCAAACGGTGCCAAGATGAAAGCTGGTCAATTCCCGGTTATCGTTGCTCTTCCTATGGAGGGTCAGGAGTATGAACGCTTCCTCGCTGTTCAGGCTGTCACTGCTTCGACAACCACGACTGCGGGCGCGATCAATGCGTTCCTGACGCTCGACCCGCATGGCTGGGTTGCCTATGCGGATGGAGCTAACTGAGTGATGGTGTGACATCACACCGTCAATGGAGAGGGGAGCCTGCTTCGGCGGGCTCCCTTTTCTCTAAAACAAGGAGTTTAAGTAATGCCAAAAGGTAAGGGTACATACGGGTCAAAAGTGGGTAGGCCCCCTAAGTCGAAACCATCTTCAAAGAAGATGTCTAAGAAGTAATATGTTAGGGAAATCCTGCTTCGGCAGGGTTTCTTTTCTCTAAACTAGGGAGGCTTATATGCCCCGAGTTATTTTTCGACGTACATGGTTCGCACCGACCGAGCACGTCAAGGTTGACCGCCTTCGCACCATGGCGGGCCGACGCTACCGACGCGGGGAACATGATATCCCCGAAGAGTTCATGGAGTTCCTGCCTTCTGATGCGCAGGTACTCGACGCAGAAACACCGGCTGCTCCTGAAGTTGAAGACGACGAGGAAACCCTCGCAGACTATGACGAAGAGCGGGCCGCTGCAGAAGCCATTCCTGAACCTGATGAGATCGAAGCCAAGCGGGCTGCGTTTAAGGCCGAGCTTGAGGCAGAAGAAGCACCTAAGAAGCGAGGACGTCCCCGCAAGGGATCCTGATACACCACACACGGACGGGGGTTAAATTATGGCTGCCAGTGACGTCACAATCGCCAATCTAGCCCTATCACGTTTGAGGGCTGGAACTATTTCGTCCATGGGGGAGAACTCTCCTGCGGGTAAGTACTCCAGCATCTGGTACGATGAAAGTCGAAAGCAACTTCTAGAGTCTTTTGACTGGGGGTTCGCTCGGCGTACGGAAACTCTAGCTGTTCATGGTGATGCTGCTCCCACCGCACGTTGGGCTTTCAGGTATGCCATGCCTAGCGGGTGTATTGTGGCGCGCTACATCCAGAACCCACTTGGTACGACGGCAGATCCTGTACCCTACCAAATTGAGATGAACGACGCTGGAACAGAGTCCACCCTCGTAACGAACGCAGAAGACGCTGTCTTGATATACACTTACGACCTCTCCACTACGTCTTTGTTTAGC